TTAACTGTATTGCCAGATTCACACTTTCTTTAATTGCAATGGGAACATTTTTAATTCTAATATATTTGTTGTTTTTTTCAGACCTCAAAGATGGTCACCGCGACTTAATTAATATATTAGTCGGTGCCTATGATGGTGAGCTAGCTAAGTCAACAGATTATTGGTTTAAAGATAAAGATGATGCTGAAGATAAAGAATCTCAGCAACTACATGACGCAAATGGTGGTAGTAATAATAAAGTAGAAGGGGAAAAAACCAATGGATGACTTTAATGATTATGGGTTTAGTACAGTTAGTGAAGACGAGTACAAAGCCCAACAAACTACTGTGGTTAATACAGCAAAGGAAGTAGCTTCTACTGCCACTGCTAGTATGAAACCTGAGTTAGAAAAAATAGAATCTAAGATTGCAAGTCTTACTGACAGTATGAGAGTTCTGAGTGATGAGATGACAGATCGTAAGGAAGAGCTCAACGATAAATGGGGTACTAGAATGAATCAAGTAGAAGATTTAATTCTTCCACTTCTCAAGAATCTTGCCAAGGATGGTGACAAAAGAGAATGGATTAAGTGGCCCGGTAGGACTGACATTCTTAACAAACAGATTGATGCAATTACAGCAGTTACAAGGGGTGATTTTTGATTCAACTTACTGAAACAGCAGCAAAAAATTTTAAAAGAATTCGTGAAGATGAAGAATTAAATAATGATGTTCCACTACGAGTAGCAGTTAAGGGTGGTGGTTGTGCTGGGTATGAATATGTACTTACGTTTGATAATCCAAACAAGCGTGACTTGACATTTGAATCAAATGGTGTTACAATAGTAGTAGATAAGAAAAGTCATATTGTTATTGATGGTCTTGAAATTGAGTGGTCTACTGATCTCTCAGCACCAGGCCCAAGATTTCAAAATCCTAGAGCAGCTTCAACGTGTGGTTGTTCTACTAGTTTTTCAATTAAATCATTAGAGTTTGAAAACCCTGTATGGATGAAGAATTAAAAAGTGGCTTGTTTAAGAGTACCATATTTTCCAGACCCCGATTGTACTTTTAAAACTACATATACAAAGAAACTTAAAAATGGTAATATGGTTTGGATCATACAAATAATTTCAAACAAAAAACATTCTAAATAATAGGTCACTTATGGCATATTCAGAGAAAGTAATAGAACATTATGAAAACCCGCGTAATATTGGTAGTTTGGATAGTGGGAGCGATAGGGTCGGTAGTGCTCTTGTGGGTGCTCCAGAATGTGGGGATGTTATGAAACTCCAAATAAAGGTAGATGAAAATGAAAAAATTATTGACGCCAAATTTAAGACTTTTGGTTGTGGAAGTGCAATTGCGAGTTCTTCATTGGCAACTGAATGGGTTAAGGGTAAGTCTATTGATGAAGCAAATACAATTCAGAATGTTGACATTGTGGAAGAATTGTCTCTTCCCCCTGTCAAGATTCATTGCTCTGTTTTGGCGGAAGATGCTATTAAGGGAGCAATTAATGATTATAGAAAGAAAAATGGAATCACAAGATGAGAACATTTAAAAATTATATAACAGAAGATATATCTGCTAAGACCAGAAAAGAAACAGAACTTTTGGTCGATGCAGTATATTCTCGTTACATAGATGAGCATGACAAAAATACAGTAGAATGTGTGGGTTGGTTAGATGGTACTGAAAATGCACAGATATGATTTCAAAAAATATATGAAGCTGGAATTGATAATAATGATTCGGTTTTAGATGTCGGTTGTGGAGTAGCACATCTTCATACATATTTGAAAAATTAAGGATGGAACGGAAAATATTTGGGGATTGATCCAAATAAAAAAGCAATTGATCTGATAGATGAAGATATCAATGCAATGCATGGTACAATAGATGGACTACCTGACTTTATGAAATATGATTGGGTTATCGCAAACGGAGTTTTTAATTTAGGTCTGAAGGAAGAACATTCATTTTGGATTATTGAAAATATGATATCTCATGCCAATAAGGGGATTATATTTAATATGTTGCAGTCACCGTATGAAGATCCCAAATATGAAGCATATGATCCAGAATGGGTAAAACAAAAATTAAGTAGATTTGATCACAAGAAAATAGAAATTATTGAAGATTATATGGGTGATGACGCAGAATTTACAGTATATTTTTACAAGGAAAACGAATGAAAACTTTACTAGAATTTGACTCACCACAAATATATTGTGATATGGATGGAGTATTGGCAGATTTTGAGAAGGGTATAAAAGATATGATTGGAGGAAAATTCTCCGATGCCAGGTGGGATGAATTACCAGATGATTTTTTCTTACAGTTAGAACCAATGAAGGATGCAAAAAAATTGTGGGGATTTATTGGGAAATATGATCCATTTATTTTGACTGCCATTCCAAGATCAGAAAGAGGGCCAATTGCGGCACGTGCAACTGAAGATAAAACTCGATTTATGAAAAGGTGGTTTGGAGTTAGTGCAGATAAAATGTATCCCGTTATGAGAAAACATAAAGCAAATTTTGCAATGGATGGTCGAGATCATAGACCAAATTTACTTATCGATGATCATTTAGGTAATATTCAAGAATTTAGAAAAGCAAACGGAATAGGAGTCCATCATACAAGTGCTAGTGACACAATTAAACAACTAAAAGAAATAGGTTACAAATGAGGTATGAATGAACGAATTATTTAATATGTCTGAACTTATAATGATGGGGTTGGTATTATTTTCATCATTTTTTATATTCTTGTTCAATTACAGGACAGACAATAAAGAAAAATATACAAACAAATGGTTGATATTATTAGACCTTTTTATCAATATGGGAATGTCTGTAACAGGTTATATGCTTATAACGGTTGTATTTACGAATGTTCCACAATTAAAAGAATATGAAAGTTATCGGTATCCTATTGGTTATCTTTTTGGATTGACATCTAATGTGAGCATACCAATTGTTCTCAAATGGTTTCAACAACAAATAACTAAAAAACTTAATGAAGCAGGAAAGAAGTGAGGTAATTATGGCTGAACAAAAAAAGAAAGAATATGAAGAAAAATTTGTAGAGTTGGAACCTGTAAAAGAAATAGAAATACAAACTAAAGATATAGTAGCTACAAGCAAATTATGGATTTACATAATTATTGGATTATTGGTATATATGATGTTTTTTATTATTCCTTCTATAGATGAAAAGGTCACATGGATGGAAAAAGACCTAAACTCTGTATTGGTACAATCTGAACGATTCAAAAAAGCAACTAGAGTATTTGCGAAGGATAATCAATGTGCATCCTGTCATTTGAGTCCAGATTATCTTCTCCACAATCTCTTAATGAAATATCCAAGTTTTTCTGACATTAAAGCATTCATGTTGGTTGGACATCAACGATATTATACTATGACCGCCCCGATTGCTGATGAAGAACTTCTGACAATATATCGGGCATTGCAATGATAATGGTAGGGAAAGTAATTGTATCTATAATTTGGGCATTTTGGATGATGGCTATGTCTACAGCTGAAGGACAACCCCTTACAGATAACGTAACAGAATATAATCCAACGTATAGTTCAACATTTGATAGAGTAAAGAAACGAGGACATGTTATATGTGGAACTAATGATGAGTTTCCTGGCTTCTCACAAGAACGATGGCATTTAGAAGATGGTCATAGGTGGGAAGGTTTTGATGTTGATATATGTCGTGCAGTTGCAGCCGCAATGTTCGGAGATGCAGACGCAATCGAATTTACTATAGTCAATGGAAAGACACGATTTGAATTCTTAATAGACGGCTCTATAGATGTTCTTTCTGCAACAACCACGTTTACTTACACAAGAAATGTTGCAAAGAAACTGGAATTCATGCCTACAACCTACTATGATGGTCAGGGATTCATAGTAAGGAAAACTCTTGGAGTATCTTCTGCAAAACAGATGGAAGGTGCAAGGATATGTTTTAGTGGAACTGGAACAGCTGCAAAGAATATTGCAGACTATATGGAATTACATGGTATAAATTATATCCCTGTCGCAGTAAAGCCCACAGAAAAAACAAAGAACGTATACAAAAGGGGTGACTGTGATATGTACGGTACTGACAGGTCTGGTCTTGCATCAAACCGATTGAGTTTTGCTGACCCTGACCGTCACATGATACTTCCAGAGATTATCTCAAAGGAACCTCTAGGGCCAGTTGTTAAGTATGGAGATCAGAAATGGTCAGATGTTGTTCGGTGGACAATATATGTTTTGTTCATTGCAGAAGAAATGGGAATAAATTCAAAGAACATAGACAGTTTTAAGAATCATATAGACCCATATATTCAAAGATTTATGGGAGAAAAAAATGGTAAAGACTATCTACATCTTGGAGCTAAACTTGGACTGAGTGCAACTTGGTCTTATGATATAATTAAACAAATTGGAAATTATAAAGAAATATATGAAAGGAATGTAGGTGAAAAAACCCCACTTGGATTACAACGTGGATTAAATCGATTATACAATCATGGAGGATTATTATATGCACCACCTCTTAAATAAGGAAGTATGTCACACGTTACACCGTTTTCCAAGTCGGAAGAAATTCTTGATGATGGAGAATCAGCAGTAAATTCTTTTGAGTTAGTACCTGAAGATCGTACTGCTGTGGATAACATATTAAGAGTCAATCATGGTAATCAGATGAGACTAGGATTGATGGCAGATGCAAAGGCGAATATTATGATTACAGTTGCATCGATTGTGTTTTCGATAACTATTGCAAATCTAGATAATGAAGTGATGAAATACCCACTACTGACATTTGTAGTTGGTAGTTTTTTTGCATTGTTGTTTGCAATTTTTGCGATTATACCTAGTACAGATTATCCTAAAAAGAAAGGTTCTAAGGAAATAGATAGGAAATCTCCATTATTCAATCCTTTGTTTTTTGGACATTTTGCACATTTATCGATAGAAGAATATAAAGAAGATTATGCAGAAACTTTGATGACTGATGATAAGGTATATGATGCAATGGCTGGAGATATTTACGGACAAGGAAAAGTTCTTGCACTTGGTAAGTATAAATTTCTCAAATGGTCTTATATGAGTTTTCTTTGGGGAATGTCTGGTGCAATTGTGGTATTTCTCATTCAAAATATTGTTTAAATTTAATAAATGGTAATAAGATGCCAGTACAAACCATGCAAAATATAGCAGAACATTCGTTATTCAAAGCAGCACTACCAATTATTTGTGCGGCATTGATTGGAAGTATAACGTGGATATTTGTAACGGTCATGGATTTAGACAAAGTTCTTCATCGAGTTGAACAATCAGAGATACCACAAATCAATAAAGATATTGCAGATGGATATAAAAAATTAGAAGAATTAGAATGGACATACGCTCAAAACTATCCAATTCCAAAAGGAATTAAGCATACTCGATCACCATTTGACCAATTTATGAAGCGCTTGCTTGATTTTTAT